GGGCATTTTGGTTTACATTTCTAATTAGCTTTATTTCGCTGCCCTGCACGATAGTAGTTATTTGCGTATCAGTATCTTGTCCTATATTAGTACCGACGATTTGCACACCACTAACACGATCTACTAGTTGATCTTCTTCTTGTTCTTCATCCAAAACTTCTAAAACATCTAATAGGTCTTCTAAGAAGTTTACGTTTAACAAATCTATATCGAGTTCAGTAAAATCAAAAGTAGCGTCCTCTTCTAATAAATCTTCTTCAAGAAAGTCTACATCTAGATCGGTAAAATCTAGATAGTCAGTTGTTTGTGTTTGTTGTTGTTCCTCTTCTATAAATTGTTCCTTGGGTGGCGACACAATCAACATATTGTCAATAAAATCTAATGTTATATCTAAGGTAACTGGTTTAGTTGGACTGCTTTCATAAACATCCGTTGTTGTAGCTTGATATGGTTTGTTTAATACAACTTGGCCTGCTGCGGTAGAAACTATAATCTCGCCACTAGCATCCCCAAACTCGTCTGGTAGCAAAATAATTAAAGAACGGCCCAGCTCATCTACGGTACAAGTAAAGTCTGTACCTCTAACCGCTATATCAGCTGTAGGTGTTTTAAGAGATATGTTTTTCTTATCTAGTTTATTGATGTTGCCGCTAGCAAAACGTATGGTCCCACTAACAAATTTAAGGGCCATTTTTGATTTGCTAGGATTAGGATCGTAGATATATTCATCTATAACTAACTTAGAATGTTCAGTCAGCCGTACAGTAGATTCATCCAAAAAGGTTATTGCGATTCTGCCAGCTCGTGTTCTGACATCATCATAGGAATTTATGTCAAAGTCTAAGACAGCAGGAAAGGGCTCATCTCGTAAGATTTGCCCATATCCTCGTAATTCTGTTATATCGCCAATAGTGTCAGCATGAAGTGGAGGTCCCACCATCATTCTGAACAATACAAATAGTAGCGTTAGACGTATTAGACTCAATTTTTAACCAATCCCTAGCAAGTGTTGAAGCCTGCGTTACAGTTAATGTATTAGAACTGCCATCCAAATCAAGATAAAAATATGCAGAGTCCGCAGAAGTTGTGCCTGCATACCCACTACCTGCAAAGGTTAGTGAGTTGCTGTCACCAAATATATCTACATAATTGACAGCGTTTTCGTAATCAATATCGTAATCGAACTCATTACTATCACCATCAATAATCCAATCTAGATCTAAGTAAGCAGCATCTGCCAATTCTGCTATCTCAATATCAAATACATTACTTCCACCAGAAACAGCTACATTAAAGTTAGCGTAGTCTGCAGAATACAAACCACTGCTATTCATTAAAATATCCATTTGATTGCCATCACCTTGAAAATCAAATAGACCTGTTACATAGTCAGAATCAAAAGCATCTGATCTAAAGATGTTATTACTTCCAATCTGATTGATTTCTAAAGACATATTCAGACCATCTAGATCCAAAGCTGTCATAGTACCTGAAACAGCAGATGTACCACCAATTAAGTTGCCACCTCCAAGCTGTTCTAGTTTTAATATAGCATTAGCGCCACTTTGGTTTACAAATATTTCGTTGTCACCCCATAAGCTTAACGATAAAACTAATAGCAAAATTCTCATTTATTCTCCGTAGTATTGCCAGTAGTTCTTCACCCTACCTTGTTTTATAATATCAACAATACCAGTTTCTATTGCTGCTTGCAACGCAATAGATTTACTTTCATTCATAGCGTTACCACTTTCGAACTCAATTAGCTTGGTCCCATCGGCTATATACCTAAAGAAGTCGTTAGAGAGTCCAACTGATAAAATAGTTTTGGTAGTAAGATTTTCCATCAGAATTTCTCCTGTACTTACCGAAACTACACGTATTGAAACTAGGACCGTATCTTCTCTGTATTGTTTGGAGTTACCTATACCAAGGTATCTTGCACCCATACCGCCAGTTAGAAGATTGGTGTTGTAGTCTATTATGCCACCCTCAAAAATAATACCAGCAAACAATAGTGGCAGTTGTTCAGTTTCATCATCAAATTTATCTCTAGTGGTTCTTATTAACTGTCTTTCCTTGGTAAGATGATCTAGGCCCACCCTCTCAACAACACGAAAAAAACCAGATTGTTTTATTGCTCTAATTAAGTAAGCCTCTGGTGCCTGTGTCAGCGCAGACGAGAAGCTGGCATAACCGTCTATAGATTTTCTTTGTCCTGTTAAATCTTGGAATTTGTAAACTGCAACTACAGGGGCATTTTTAGCGGGCCTAACATTTTTTATTTCTTCAGTAATAGGCTCATTAATGAAGGCAGATTTAGAAAAACACTCAGCTTTACCTATAACGGTTACTAAGTCTTTGTAATCTTGGTCAGGGTTTTTTAGACAGGGCGAAACGTAAGATAAGTGTGTTGCGCAACTAGAAACCAAAGTCCCCAATAGGGATAGTAATAGAAGTTGTTTCGCCAGTAGCTTCATTATAAATTTCTAGTGTAATAGTAATTCCATCAGAATACCAAGTTATCACGTTGTCAAACAAAGTAAAACTTCCCTCAGTTGCTGGGTTTTCGCCAAACAGTTGCTCTACCAGTTGTCTTGATAATTGTGCATATATACGTGATTCAAAGTTTTTCAAAAAACGGGCTAACGTAGTGTTCTCTGCATCACGTTCAGCTTCTTCCTTGAGTGCTTTTATTTCAGCTTCTAAGGCTTGCTTTCTAGTAAACTCTTGATTCTCAATCGTTAAATAATGCGCTGAGGTCCCGACACCACTAAAGGATGGGGATTTAAATTGAAACTTGATTTCATCAGAGAATGCTCTTGGTGCGAACAAAAATATGATAAATAGAATGGCGCTTCCTAAAATTAAGGGTATTAGCCAGTCAAAAAATTTGTCTATATTAGTCTTTTCTTTGGTCATCTCTATCTGCCTTAGCGATCTTGTTGCTATCAATCAGCTGGGGCACTCCTAAAATAGTCTTAATTAAAGTATCTTGCCTAATAATTTCATTGTCAAGCGACCTTATTCTATCAATCAAAGCTACTAATATGCCATGTTGTGAATCCAGCTTAGTGCCAAGCCTTTGTTCCATAGCACTAATTTGTTCTGCCACCTTCTCATCAACCACGTCTAGCTTGTTTTCCATACCGTCTACTATTCTCATAATTAGTTTGTAGATAAACCAACCTAAACCTAAGGCGGCAGCGATTGGAAAGCCTACTTGCTGTATGATGGTGACGGCTTGTTCTAACATCTATCAGTCGTCTTTTTTGTGCGAGGCACCAAAGTAAAAAGAAATAACGGCTGAGGCTAGACCACCTAAGTAACCTAAAACTAAATTGATCAAAGCTTCAGAGTTTTGTTCTGGTGGTTGTAGGGTTACTAAAAATATATAGCCCATAAAACCGCCTATAGTAATAAAGCCTAGTATTTTGGAGGTCCAGTCACCACCAAATCGTGATCTTGCATCTTGGATGTCCTCTGTTTCCAGACGAAAGACATCAACTTCTAGCTCCTTCATTTTGAGCTCGAAGTCTTGTTCTGCTTTTTTTAACTGTAGCATTTGCTCTGGTGTGGCATTTTGTACAGCTTGTTCGATTGCTTTTGGATTATTGGGGCAACCCAAAACATCAGCTATCATATTGGCTGCCATACCTCCCATAGGACCACCAAGAGCGGTTCCTAAAGTTGGCGCTACAGCACCTACAACGTTTTTAAGTAAATTTTTTATTGCCATTATGTAATTCCTATTTCTTTTCTATCTAGACCTAATGGTGTGTCCGTAATACATTCTATCATATCCATTGGTATATGGATGTAGGGTTCATTATCATCAAGTTCTGTTGGATTTTCTGACAAGTTCATCCTTACGTCGTATTTGTGGTTTTGTCGCCACATGTGGTAAAACAAGCCGTCTGTCATCGCATAGACAATAATAAATGGCACTCCGGTCGCACGAGCGAGCGCAGCACCCTTGTTCAGCTTAGATGCAGATAAGATGAAGGTATCGTATTTGTCACTTGCAAAAGTTCTACATTTTACCTCACACCAATAACATTCGTTTATTGACTCAATCCAATAATCTAGTGCGTATGATGTGGGCAGCTTATGACAGGTTACACTCCAAGCACCCTCCAAATATCCTGCCACCCGTTCTTCTCTTTTTTGATCGTCAACCGTTTCAAAACTTGGTACTTTCATAAAACCTCCTAATCTAAATAATAATTTGGATCTACGGCCACAAATCTTTTGGTAGGTCTGCCTTTGCCCCCGATCCTAACGTCTATCTCTTGTATTTCTCCTGCGTTTTTTAATCTCTCGATAATCTCTTTCACCTCGTAAGATTTCATGCTTCTAAATAATTCATGTCGATCTACTTCCCGTTTGCTTATGCCCTCTTCGCCACGTGAGCGTATGAATGACAATACTTGTTTAATTTTTGATTCGGTCGCAGAGCTTGCTACTTTGTCTCGGCAAGCTTCAATAAAAAGCAAATCGTAATACCTGACATAATCTATAGCCCATTTTGTAATGTCGCCTGGTATGGATTTTGCATCTGGGTTATCTGCTAGAGCACAGCACAAAGCTAATCGCATAGCTTTTTCACGTGATCGTGATAATAAAGGTTCTAAATTATCTTTTTCTAAAATATTTTGTCTTTTTACTATCTCATCTGCAAAAGAATCTAGGTGTGTTTCGGCTTCAGTGCTGAAAGGTATTACAACTTGTTTAATATCTAGTTCTGCATTAGTTTGACCTGCCTCGCCAAACTCACTTCTTGGCCTCCTAATATAGTTTACCCAGTTCACAATGTTAAGTGGTGCTTGCTTAAATTTTTTAAGTCGCTGTACTTTTCGTGGTTCTTTGGATTCCACTACTAAAAATCTGTTAAGAAAACCATCAGCTATACGGCCAGAGTTTAGTGCTTTGTAAAAATTCTGTGGGACCGATAGCCCTACTAGTGTTATCGCAGGCTTGTGACAAATCCTGTTCATAGCCTGATCCTTGTATTGTTCTGGTACATTCATGAGAGAATAATTGTCCGGACGTAAAGCGCCATGACATCTACCCCAAGCTTCCATAAGTGTTTGAATACCATCTTCTCGATTAGTGTTTTGTTGTGAACCTATAGCCTCTAATCTTTTACCAAACTCATCCATAATAGTAATTTGGGTTGGCCTATACTTTAAAATAGAGTGGACGGCCCCCGACGAGGTGTAGCCGTCCCCCACAACCAAATCAGAAAAATTAGACATGTTTAAAATAGATTCTACAAATGATTTTATGTTTTCTTTACCCTGTCCTGATTTAGCAATACCCATAAAATATAATGATGAAAAATTATTCATATTTGTTCGGTAGAGGCGACCACATGTAACGCTTACTAATGAAAGAGCTGCGATAACTGACAATTCAGGTTGACTTACTTGTGCTATCTCTTCACAAAAATCACACATTTCTTTTAAAATACCTGGTGGTTTTAGTAGGTCTTTTGGTGGATCAATTTTTTCGTAAGAATTTACAAACAAGGGTGCTCTTTGATTTTTTCTGTCATGTGTTTTTTTAACATTTTCTACGACTGATATTACCTCGTTGTTTGGTAGTGGTGGTTGGTTTTGTGAGTTCCAAGATTGTAAGAAAAATTTACAAAAATCTATATTAATATTTTTAGATATTAAGTAACCAGCAAGCCTCGCTGCTTGATCATTACGTGATCCTTCATTAACACCATTCAAAGATATTGGTGCAGTAGGACTGGAGCCATTTTGTTTTTTGTTGCCGGTAATTTGTACCCACTCGGTTTCTGTAAAGTCAGGCAAATCGTTAACATCATAAATATCCCACTCGGCGATAGTAACTGGCTTGTATATGGTGCCATTTGCATGTTTGTTGTAAGGAGCAATAATCAGACCGCCTTCGCCTCGTATGTCGATATGCCGTTCTATTGGTGTGTCGTTCATACGTTTTGTGGCAAAGGTTGTATAGTTTTGTGGATTGTTGTAGTAATAGTGCATACCCTTACCAGTAATGACTTTGAAAGGACTTGTAGGTAGGTTTGTTTCAACCCAAGACATAGCTTCAGGAGTGTCTGCATCTACAACTAAAAACTCACCACATATTAAGGCTACCACTAAATCATCACGATTTTTAAACCAGGATTCAACGGTATTTCTGTCTGGTCTTTCAGTTTTATATTGATGCCACCCACCCAAGAACGCTGGTGGTTTTTTGCTTTGTCGTAGTAACGGCACTACAGATAACCCCTCGTCGTAGTAAGCTAACGCAAGGTCAACTGATTTTTCGTCATCTGTTAAATTAAGATTGAACACTATCAGTTAAAATGCTATCAAGATTACCATAAATGGATTCGAAATCTAATCTTCCATTTGAGGCTTTTATAATTTTTCTGGCTTGATGAACTGAGGGTTCACGATAGCCATATCTCCAAGCTTTAACTGATGCAATAGAACATTCAAATTTATCGGCTGCATCTTCCATTCCGATAAATTCTATATATTGTTTTAATGTGTACCTTTCCACTTCTCTCTCCTTATATTTAGGATTTACATTAATATTTTCTAAAAATTTTAAAGCTTTTCTAGATAATACTAGATTTCTAAAATAGTAGTTAGCTAACCATGTTAAATTTTCTTTCAATCTACAAATCCGAAATTAAATAATTTACTTATGGTAATTTATGTAATAAGATATTGCAATAACTAACGGAGAAGAGTTATGAATAACCAAGAAAAAATATCTATAAAAGATAGAATTATGAACCCTAGTGATCTAGTAGATGATCAGGGTGCAAAGATTCTAATCTACGGCGCAGCTGGCGCTGGTAAGACTACGCTCTGTGCAACCGCACCTGGCAAAATATTAGTTATCGATATGGAGTCTGGCTTATTGTCAGTTAAGGACCGTACTGATATTGATGTTATCCAAGTGAAACAAGCTTCAGAGATTATGGAGATATACCAAATGCTTAGACAGGGAGAGTTGAGCTATGATACTGTATGCCTCGACTCTATATCTGAGATGTCTGAAATCTTGTTGCAGCAAGAGAAAGAAAAGCATAAGGACCCACGTATGGCATACGGTAATGTCCAAGAGTCAGTTACTAACGTCATGCGTTCATTTAGAGATTTACATATGAATGTTGTGTTTGTTTCTAAGATGGAAAAACAAAACGTCGACAACGTAATGATGTTTGAACCAAAAATGGTAGGTACAAAACTAGGACAATCTATCACATATTTTTTTGATGAAGTCTTAGCCTTACGAGTCATAGAAGATCAAGATGATGATGGTGTGACTATACGCAACAGATGGCTACAAACAGATGTTGGTCATGGTTATACAGCAAAAGATAGGTCTGGTAAGCTTGACGATTTCGAAGAGGCTAATCTAACAAACGTCATAGCAAAACTAGGTTTTAACACTAATAAAATAATCAGAGAGGAGGTACAAACTGATGAGTGATTTTGATGGTGTCGGGTGGGATGAAACCAAACCCGAAAGAGAAGGCCCTAATAGGGAAACAGCACCTAAGGGTGTGCATAACGCAAAAATTATATCTGCTGAAAAGTACAAGTCTAAAGCAGGCAACTGGACGGTAAAAGTAGTTTTTGAACTAGAAGACGGTAAGTATTGGGACCACGTAGAATACTACGGGTTGTGGAACCAAGATGCCAACGCTAGAGATATAGCAACCAAATACTTTACCCAGCTTTGTATGGCGATAGGCATGAAGCAACACCCAGAAAGTGTTATGTCCTTAGTCAATAAAAATTTACAACTGGGTATCTACACAGTAACTGATTCTTGGAAAGATAATGAAACAGGGGAAGAGAGATCAACCGAGAAAACTAGGATAAGCGAGTATCTAACAGATGCCAACATGCCAAGTCCTAAAGTTAGCATGGCAACTAAGAAGTCACCCCCTTCCTTGTAGTTGCTAGCTGAGGGGCGCAAGCCCCTTTTTTTTTTACAGAAAGTAGTTTATACTGAGAGAACTATTCATTAACTCTCTTCGAATGGTTCGAAAACGCAAGTTTTCAATAGTGTATTAAAGGCTGTCAGAAATGGCAGCCTTTTTTTATCTGCCTTGACCCCGGTACTTTTTCCAGGACCGTTTCATGTTTTTGTTCATAGAAGCAAACGCCACATTACCAGATCCAATAGATGTCTTTTTGCCTCTGCCGGGTGTGGCAGATTGATAAGAATTTACTAAAGATGATTTTTTAGCCATTTAATATATCCTCCAATTTATGTTCATACCATTTTGCTTTGTCTAAATCTTGTTGACCGTTCTTACCACGCCAACGCCACCTGTATTTAAAACTGTTGCCACGTAAATATCCAATAAATTCTTCTCTACTCAGCATAGATTCCATAGCATCTATACACTCGACACTACCTTGATTGTAGTGTGGTGGCTTGTTTACCATATCTTTCTTTTTAGTCGTCATACCAATCTCCACAAATTATCACACAACCATACTGTACATATTTGTTAACGATCAGGCCCAACATGATAAGTGACATAATAATAAAATATACTTGTTCTTTAGTTATTCTTTTCATTCAATCTCCTGATTAATCTATAGCTAGTAAACCTTGTGCCATTTTCTTTATTATATTTTTCTATACATTTATTTCTGTAATTTTTAGATTTACACGCATCACTACAAAATTTTTTTTCAGGTGTTAAGGGTCTTTTGAAAAATTTTTTTCCGCAAGTTTTACATATTCTTGTTTTGATTATGTCATACTGTTTTTCAAAAGAATCACAAAACACCTTTTTAAACTTAATTAATTCTTGCAAGTATGTTTCTTCAGACACTCTTTTTTTCATTCAATCTCCTGTATAATTAGCCAACATTCCAGTCCTCGTAATTTTTTATTATTTTTAGCATAACTTTGTGCGAAACATGCTTGCCGTCATATAGATTCTGTAAAGTTTTCCAACTTACACCTAAGTTGTTGGCCATTTCTTTTATGAAATGATTTAGCCCAGCCTCTTCTATATCTAAGGCTTTAGCGGCCTGTATTAGATGCTCTCTTACCTTCATCTTTGATGCCTGGGTTTCTAATCTAGATATAAAAAATTTGTTTCCTTCGCCACCAACAGCCAATCTATTAAACTCCTTATTTTTTTCTACTTCAAGTTGTAAACTAGCCATAGTCCCAACATCAAGGTCCAAACCATTCATAATTTTTGCCATACTTTTATGACTTACTTGGCCACCAGCCTCTATGGCCTGCACTGTTCTTAGACAAACCTGCCCAAGGTCGGCAAGTTCTTTTTGTGTAATCTTACGCTGTGTGCGTATAAGTTTCATTTTCTCTGCAATAGTTTCTCCGTTTTCATTCGGCAGATTCCAATATTTAGCGGAAACTTTAGCTGTCATCTGTCCCTCCTTCTTGTTCGGTCATTTCTCTTAGCCCATTCGTTAAAATATATTCTACAAATCTGGACATTACTATTCCGTTTTTCACACAATAATTTTTTATTTTTTTGTGCAGGGTTGCGTTTATTTGGATTGGTTTTCTTTTTGCGCTGTGATTTTGAAACAGGTTTAACGCTCTAACACCATACGTATTTATAATCTTAGATAAATTTTTTTTACTCATCTATTGCTCCCTCTTGACCGATTAGTTTTTCTAAATATAGCTTGGTTAGGTG